TACCACAACTGGCACCCAGGGGCGAGCAGCCGCAAATTGCACGTCGGCGAGTGGGGAAGCGCTACCGGCACGGTCACCGGCTCCCAGCAGGTAGCCAGCGGCGCGCTGTCGATCGCTGATCCGCGAGTGCTCGATCGCACCAAGGGCGACGCCTACCTGACCGGCGGGCACTACGGTGTCGTCGGGTTCGACCAGTCTGCCGGCGCAGTATCCGCCAGCGCGCGGCACGACAATGGCCGGTGGAGCGTCGCCGACCCGCGCATGCCGGCGGCGAACGACCGCCTCACCTGCATCATCCAGTCGCTTGACGGTACTTGGCACCGGCCCTTCACCACCCTGGAGTTGGCCGCGCTGCAGAGCCTGGTGGACCCGGAAGAACAGTTGATCCTCGACGGCCTGAGCGACAGCGACTGCGAGCGCATCGGCAACGCCGTACCGCCGGCCGCGGCCGAGGCCATCGCCGGCGTGATGGGCACAACGCTGCTGCTGGCGGAGGCCGGCGAAACTTTCATGCTCAGCAATACGCCTATCTGGGTGCGCCCGGTTGCGGTAGCGCTGAGCGTCGTATTGCCAGAATGATAGCGATTAACTGGGTTGTCAGGACTAAACGGCAATCCCCTCTGTCAAGGAAAGCATCGTCCCCTTAACTGCGCAGCCCCACAGCTCTGGTAGCATAAACCTACGTAGAACGGTAAGGTTATGTGGATGATCTGCTTGGCAAACTGCCGCTTGAAAGGAGCATTTAGAAAGAGATATGAGGAAAAGACATCCAACGGACGAGATATATCAAAGCATTGCCGACAGAAGGTCTTTGAAGGCTAGCAGATCGACCAGAAGATATAATCCAAACAAAGCTACTCATGCCAAGAGAATACTTGACAGAGAAGTAGTACCAGCTCCAAGTAGCATCTCTTTTTTCGGAGAAGAGAACTACAAAAAATTCTTTGAGTTCTTAAAAAAATTATACATCACATCATCAAGATCAAAGATAATAATAGATCTACAAAAAACAAAAGAGATAAAAATATCCGCCGCGTTAATTCTGTACGCAACAGTAGAGATAATCCAAAAAAAACAAAAAAAGAAAGACCCAATTAAAACAACAGTATGTAGGCACTCTAGCGTCGCCAATGGATTACAACGCATCGGCTTCTGGAAACTCACGAAAGAAAGCAAGCATATTCGAAAAAATATCTCCATGGGACTTGAGGTTTGCTCAACCTCTTACAAAGATCAACAGAGTGGTGACACATCTCAACTCAGGCGTGCAATAACGTACGTTCAAGAGGCAATCAAAACCTCTGGAATGAATGAAGAAGAAGGGGTAAAAGCATTTGCTGCCATAACTGAGTCTTTTAGCAACGTTTGGCAACACGCATACGATGACGATTTTTATCCAAAACCTCTGCCAGATGATGAAAAAAACTGGTGGATAGCTGTCGAGAAAATTGAAAACCAATTATTCATTGCAGTGTACGACTCAGGAGTCGGCATACCAGCAACACTTTCAAAAAAACCTTGGTACAGCGATATAATTGATCATCTACTGAGTTCACTTGGATTTCCCAATTCCAACGACAGCTTAGCAATTAGAGCAGCTGTTGAGTATGGGAACTCGAGATTTAAGACGGGAGGCAGAGGAAAAGGTCTGGCCGAAGCGCAGGACTTTGTCACCGCGAACCCTGAAGGACAAATGCTAATATATAGTGGACTGGGCTCCTACGAATTCAAAGCTATGAGACCTAACATAAAGAGCATAGAGCCTCTACCAGACAGAATGCCAGGCACATTTATACAGTGGAACATCCGGTTGGGATAAATTATGAAAAGCGAAATCACAATTGATGTTGCCAAAAGTTTTTCTGACATGCCTTACGGCAGGAACGAAAAAGATGGAAAGTTTAACGGACTCGCATTTAGAAAACTTCTACTTGAGAAACTCAGCGAATACCAAAAGGTAAAGGTTGATTTAAATGGCACATTAGGCTGCGGATCGTCCTTCACAGATGAAGCCTTTGGAGGCCTAGTAGCATATGAAGGCTTTAAGCCAGAAGAAGTGCTAGAAAGGATCGAAATAATTTACAGATACGATAGTATAGTGAGAACCATAAGAAAATACATTGAAGATGCCAAGCCTGCGAGCTAATGGAGGCGATTATGTCATTACCATTTTGGTTAGCCATGGCTGGCTGGGCATTCACTTATTTAAACTCTAGAGCCTTAGCAAAGCAGGCTGAGGCCAATGCTATTGGCGCAAACGTAGACAAAATGCTGCAAGAAATTTCCGATGAGAATTATAAGTTTTGGCGCGATGCAAATTCTGCCGACCAAGAGCACACAATGAAGTGCCAGCTTTTTCAATCCTTCATCACTTTCAGGTGCAATTTTATAGAACTACGCATAAAGGCCTTAAGAAAGAAATGCCGCAACCGCATCATGTGGGACGGAAACTTTGATGCTTTCGAAACAAAGGCCATCACTCTAATAGCAGAGCTTAGGGATCTGGCCACATTAGATTCAGAACAAACTAACGAAGTCTCCCAACTGCAACGCAGACGAAAAATAATGCTCGTAAACAAAAAGACGATTGATCTTCACGAAATAATGAGCGATTTTATTCTAAGTCGCTTCAGATCTGTATTTAGTTTCGAAAAAAACAAAGAGGAGGAGGCTCCAGTATAGAAATATAGAAAGCAAAATATAAACCCTATTTGAACCACCCATCGAAAGAGCCGCAACTACCGTATTCCTCTTGAGATGAAAGACTCTCACTTAATGGGAAAATACGCGCTCGGCGGCTCAATCGAATCTATCCTGTTCCTACCCATAAGCTGCTAGTTTCATACTCCTACTCGTTGGTAATCACGGCCGGCACACTGGCACGAGGCCCACGCCGGTATCAGCGCCTGCTTGAAATGTGCGGCATCGCAGTGCTCGCGCCGTCCCGCGGGCACCGTCGGCGCGACGGCAAGTTCGTCGACTTCCCCGAGTTCCACTTGCGCCACTGGCTCCAGCACTTGGGCGGGCCGCAACTGTTCGACTGGAACCCCGCTGAACGCTGCCACGTCCCGATCGTGGTCCCCGACGTGCCCGCCGGCGTTCCGGCGCCGCTGCGCCTCACCGAGTGGAAGGAAGGCGCGTTGAAAGTGATCGCCACACTACGCCGCCAGGGCTTCATCACCACGAAGCAGATCGCCGAATGCGGCGTCAGCGCGACGAACTGGACACGATCCTGGCTCGACAAGGGCGCCGAGCGCGGCACCTGGGTTGAGTCTGCCCGCATGCCGGCGTTCGACCAGCAGCACCCCGAGGCCTTCACCAAGATCCAGCAGGCGCTGGACAAGAGCGCCCAGCCCACCCTCTTCACCTGAGCCAACCATGCCCAACTACTACCCCAAGGGCGGGCGCTGCCGCGCCTGCGAGCGACGCCTGGACGACTGTTCGAGCCTCGACTTCAGCAACATGCCGGTCCACCGCCGTGACGGCCCCGACGTGATCGTCATCTGCACCGAGTTTCGACAGCTCAACCACGGCAGGTCCTTACGAGTAAACCCCAGGAGGAGCCATGGCTGAGCCCCCTGTCGACTATCAGATCAGCGCCGCCGACGCGCACGAACTGGCCGGCGCCGTGCTTCTGCCGGCGGATCTGCGCCGTCAGGTGCTGGAGAAAATGGCCGCCCAGCGCGACCCAGCCACCATGCTCGATTTGTTCGCCCAGGTGCTGGGCATGGCCAACGCCGTCGCCGAGAACTGCCGAGCGATGGTCGAGTTGATCCTCATCGAGCACGGCGAACATCCGCACACCGCGGAGCAGGCGAACCTCCCGACGATCTTCGGAGCGCTGCAGGGCGTTGTCCTGGCCGCAACGGTGAACCCTCGCGGCACGTGCGCCGGCTGCGCCTATCGACTCGGCACCCCGGCGAACACCTCGCCGGTCACCACCTCCGATGCCATCTACTGCCGGCAGGAACTCAGCCGGTTCTACTGCCACGCCGACCTGGACGACCAGGGCAACCCAGTCCGCACCTGCGTCGGCCACGCCAAAGCCATGAAGCAAGACGCCACGAAATGAACCGCCCCACCATCTGCCGCACCACAGGCCAACGGATAGGCCTGTGCAAATGCTTCCGCTGCCGGCCGCCGGCGCCGGAGCAACCGGAGACACCGCAATGTCATCTACCCAGCACCAACTGATCGAGCAGTGCGCCACCCGCCTGCGCGGCATCGTCGAAGCCCTGGACAACATCCACGACAACACCCCGCACCGCTGGTCGACGGACCTCGACGACGTTCACTCCTCAGCCGAGAGCCTGCTGGCCCTGATCAAGGACCAGGCGCCGACGCAAGCCGCCCAGGACCTGGCGTTCCGCACCATCGCCGAGTACCCCTGCCCTGAGCAGGACAACATGACCGCCGCCAATATGCGCCAGGTCGCCGCGGACGCCATCACCGGCGCGCTAGCCTTCGGCGCCCAGGCCAGCCAGCCGCCGGCGGAGGATCACTGGCTTCGTCCGTTCTACGACATCGGCCGCGCCGAGGGACAGCGCACCCAGGAACTGGCAATGCTGGTTCGCATGCTGGCCAGTTCGCTGAAGCGGCATGCCCCGGAAAGCAACCTGGTGGCACGCGCCACCAACTACCTGGCAGCCAAGGGCTTGGCAGGCACACCGCTTCGTGACGCGCCTGCATCGGTAGAGCAGGCAGGCGGGGATGAGCGGGCGGCACTTCAGGAGTTAATCCGAGTGCGTGACTGGGTAAAAAATCGCAGGGGACAGCCGGAGAAGCTGAAGAACACTGGGCAGACCTACATCATGATCGAAAAGTGCGAAACGCTCGACATGCTGGAGTGGGCGATTGAGCGTGCCCGCGCCGCCCTGGCGCACGCGCCGACCAGTTTGGCATCCCCGTCGTGCAAATGGACCGAAAGCAGCGGCATCTGGGAAACAAGTTGCGGCCAGACCTGGAACTTCATTGAGGACGGACCAGCAGAGAACGGTGCGCTGTTCTGTCACCACTGCGGCGGGCGCCTGGTCCTCATCAAGAGCGACGACCAAGAAGATGACGGTGAGCCCTGCCCGGAATGCTTGGAACACGGCTGCAACGGCGAATGCGCTGGCCACGGCGCGATGGGAGACTGAAATGAAGCAATCCCAATTCAGGGCCGAGCTGGTCAAGATCATGCCCGGCTACAACTGGACAGTTCATGCGAGCCGCAGCAGCGAAAAGCTGTTGGTCGCCACCGGCATCCAGTCCAGCGGCTCCAACCGGCTCTCGACGCTACGCGTGCAGCGTCGGGACGACTACGCCGGTTCCGGCAAGCCCCACTACGAAGTGAGCAGCGCGGGATACGGAACCCGATCCCCCTGGCTGCACACCGCCCAGGACAGAACCCTGGCACGAGCCCTTCGCTCGCTTCAGGAGCACTACGAGAGCAATGCGCGCAGGTACAGCAGCCACGCGAGTGACCTACAGCGTGGCCGGAAAGCTACCCCGCCGACGCCTGGACCGAACAGCGGCGACCCAGGGAGGGCCGCGCGATGCGTAGAGCACTGACCGCCCTCGGCATCATCGCCGCCCTCGGCCTGACCGTCGTGTGGCTGGTGGAGATATTCCCGATCGTTCGCACGCTGGCGGCCTGGCAGACGGGGTGCTTCGGATGAGGCAGAAACCAGGCATCGCACTTCCCCGCTGGCTCCTGCGCACAACCACGATGCAGATGCACAGCGTCGACGTGGTGCTGGTCATGGCCCTGGTGCTCCAGCACCACGGCACGGCCGACGCTGTTCGCCGCGCCGCGGTCAGCTTCGCGACAGAGTGTGTGCCGAGCACCGGCCCAAGATGACCGCGCTCATGCGCATGCAAGACGACGTGGCGGCGCTGCAGGTGGCGCTCAACATCGTCCAGCGCGCCACCGACGCCCTGGGCATCCTGGCGGGAAAGCCGTTTCCGGCCAGACCTTCGCCCAGCGAAAGCCCACCGGATCAGGGGCACATGCCCGCCAAGGCTGGTCCCGTCACCGGTGAGCCGGTGCATCCTACCTGAAATCATCCATGCCCGCGGCCCAACGGAAAGGGTCGCGGAACAGCCCGGCCGGAGAGCTGGGATAGGTAACGCCCAATGAACACCCTGTTTCTGTTGATGGCTCAGTACGATGGCGCCGCCATCATTCCCCTCGAACGCGTCTGCGCCGACTACTTCAGCCACCTGACCCCCGAGAAAATGAAGATGAAGGTAGCGGCCGGCGAAATCGACTTGCCGCTGGTACGCATGGAGAACAGCCAGAAGTCTGCGCGTGGCGTACACCTGACGGACCTGGCGAACTACCTTGACGAACGGCACAGAACGGCGAAGGAGGAGCACGAAAAGCTCATGGGGCGCAGAACCCTGCGCCGTGCATCCTAACCCTCCCGCCTACCGGGCCTCGATCGTGGGGCCCTCTATTATCTGCTCCAACCACGGCCAGTCTTCGTACTTGTCGCCGTTCCCTCTCAGATGCGTGTAACGCCGCATCGAATTCCAGTCCCGGTGGCCCGAGACGCTGGCCACGCGCGGAATATCCCATCCGATCTCGAAAAGCCGACTGATGCCGTCATGGCGCAGGTCGTGAAAGTGGAGATCATCGATCTCCAAGAAGCTGCAAGCCCTGGTAAACGAAGCGCTGACCGACTTCGCGTTGTAGGGGAACACGAACTCCTCGCGCCGGGGCATCGAATGCAAAATTCGCCATGCCTGATCTGGCAGGTGGCACCAGACATCATTCCCGTATTTCTGGCCCGGATTCTTCATGTCGGTGATCAGCACTGCCTGGCGTGCTTCGTCGATGGCGTCCCAGCGGATCCGGGTGATCTCTTCCTGGCGGCGCGTTGAGAAAATCGCAAAGCCGATCATCCGAACCATGTCGATCTGCTGCTTGCGACGCTCCCGCATTTCAACGAAGTAGGCAAGGATGGTGTCAAGCTCCTCCAAAGTTGGGCGCCTGTCCCGCTCGTTGCTCCTGGAAACGCCTCCCATCTTGCGCAGAACGCGCCTGGCGTCGGCCATGGCCACCGGATCCACCTCGTAGCCCCATGCTGGGCGCGCAACCGTCAAGACGGCACCGAGGTGAGAAAGATCGTTGCCTACAGTCTGCGGCTGCACGCCGCCCTTCTCGATGCGATCCATTGCGTACTCGACCAACACCTGGGAAGTCAGGTCCCGGTCGACCACATCCCCCAGCCATGTCGCAGCTATCGCCTGGAGCGTCGCCTCCTTGGTCCTGCCCAACGGTCGCAGTTTCCCGTACTCCTCAAGATACTGCTTGATCATTTCCCGTACAGTGACGCCCTTGCGATTGGCTCGCTCGATCGCGCCTGGCGCTGCCAACTCTGCCTCTCGGCGCTTCAGCCAGTTCTGGGCCGCAGCCTTCCGGTCGAATGTCTGGCTTTCCTGATAAACTGCCTTCCCCTGCCGCAT